TGAACATTAAGGTGTGAGCGACTAACGCAAGAGTCGTTGACGAATCGTTCTCTAAGCCAATTACCCCAAAATTACCATCTGAATTCATTACCCTTGTGGGACCAGCTGGCAAGCTCTCAAAACACACCTGCAGACACTTGTCATGAATGTAGTTAAAGTCCTGCTCGGTCAAGGACGTTAAACCTGAGACAATGCCGGATATATCAATGTCGCTTAGGTCAGGATCTTCCTTGGTTTTAATTTTCTTCAAGTCCAAGCCCTTGAACATCGGGGCAATCAAACCCGTGACCTTAATTAACATAAAAGAACCGGTTCGTGCGTCAAATTTTTTAATGACGAACTTCCGGTTCTTAATCTCAACTTCTTTGGAATCTTCATAGGAATCCATAGTAACCTCCTATTTATACATTTCTTTGAATATCCGCAGCCATAAGAGGCCAAGTAATATTCTGTCCTTGAGCCTGTCTTGGGTTACTCGGTTGTTTGCCGAACGATACCCCTGTACAGGTCTCGAGCTCATCCATGGCCGAGTTTCTTATAGTTACTGTTATCCCAGCCCACTTATCTGTACTTGCCCATTCTAAATAGTTGTAAAGTTTTTGTAACTGCTTATGAGCCGAAGACGTTTGCTGAATAACAATCGAAATTGTTCCATTTCTTCCCTTAACCTTCGATACCATCACAGTTCCGTCTGCAGCTAAATCATGGATTGTTCGCTCGGTCGTCATCTCTGTTGTTATTGACCCCAGTCCTTCACCTTTGACTGTTATTTGGCCAAAATTAGGGTGAGAAATAACTGCAGAAACATCGTCGAAGCTATATGTGTTATACATTCAGGCAACCTCCTTATCTGTTAACATTAATCTGGATTGCCACAAACTCGATAGCTCCGGCAAGTTTAATGCAGACATAAATCGGAGGCGCTATTCTGCTTGATCGATCCGATTCACTTTGACTATCAATTGATTCTGCCAAAACAACATAACCCTTGGATAGCATATCTCCTGTATTGAGGCTTAAAATTGATGCTGCATTCCAAACACCAGGTGTAATAAATCCGCGACTTACAGCCGAATCACACGGAGATGTAACAGCAGAAATTAATAGAGTTACGCCATCCTCATTTTGCGGTACCTTAGATACCCCGGTAAGTAAATCCATAACTGCAAGCTGAATATCATTTTTAAGCATATCCAAGTTAATTAATTCGTCGAAGTGCATTCCGTTAGCCATAATTCCTTGCTGGAAGACATTGTAGGTATTGCCACGGTTAACATAGTAATTTCCATTCTGATTACCTATAATAGTAATTTGAGTTTTATCAAGGCCCTCGGTCGTTACACCTACTTCTTTCTTGTAGGCTAAGGTATAAGTAGTATTAGCCAAGCCGGTATTGGCCCCCATGGCATAACCCATGATCGAAACCGCTGCATCAGGATAAGTTGAGTACTGCCCGATTGTGCGCATGTATTCGGCGTCCTTCAGTGCGAGCATTACATTTCCTGCTGTTCCTGCCAATACATCCTCATCGGCAGTCGTATAAAAGAAAACTGAGCTTGGTTCAACAGCTTCAATATAGGGTGCTATGGCTAAAATATCAGCTTTTGTAGCGCCGCATAAATAACAAGCATACCAATCCATATTTTTTACCCTACAGGCCGTTATAGCTTGAAGTGCTGTCTCTGATCCTGTGTTATCCCATCGTCCAATTGCAACTTTAGTTGGCTTAGGACTTTGATTAAAGTATAATGTTGCGGCCTTATACTCTGGGCTTGATGTGTCAAACCCATCGACAATCATGCCGTCTGTGCCCGTATATATTTTCACTCGATCTGTTGCCGATATCGCCGTACTTATGCCAACGATAAGTCCAAGATTAAAACCTGAGCGAATTGTAGCAACTGGTGAAATGACGACACTGATATCAACAATATCGCTAAGTGGTAGAGTTGGCATCTATGCTAAGACCTCCTTCTGTTTTAATTTTGATGTTTACACCCTTAATAGTTGGAATCGTTCCCTGCCTACGAACTGTCTCGTAGAAAGTTGCCGAAAAATCCGAACGTTCCCACCATCGGCCATTAAATAGCTCTGGGCAACGGACCGGAACAGGGACATCAACCACGAGGTAAAGGTTTGATTTTTTAAGAATGTCACTGTGAAATAATCCATTTCTGATTGTTTCTATATTGTCAAAGCTATTGGGTCCGTAGAATATCCAAGAAACTTGGCGCGGCAGAGTATACGAGGTTATTTTGTTAATATCAGAGTTGGTATTCGGCGTGTACTCAGTGTCGCGCAATTTGGCATAGGGGTTATTCGCAGAGCTTACCTTTAAAAAGGTGACATCCTCAGTTATTTTCCACCCTGGAGCGCCGCCCGTGGGCCAAGCTAAACGAACCTTTGAATTATTAGCAGGATCAGTGGGATTAAGCCCTAAGGTTATACAGGTAAAATCCCTAAAAATATCTTCTAATTGCTTAAGAGTAAGTATTGTGTCGGCCATTTAAACACCACTCATTGACGTTCCAAACGCCTTGTAATAACCGAAATCAGACCAGTCCTTAATCTGGAATAGCCTGTATCGTTCCCCATGCCATTCGATCTCGTCGGATGTTCCCGCTCCTTGCTGCTCATTGTCTCTCGTTATATAGAGAGGAAGAGTTGAGTGAAACACAACAATCTGAGACGTTCTATCCGCTTCAGGAAGCTGTATGATATCCTTGGTCCCTGCCGCTGTTACCACACCCATCATAGGGATTGCCGTCTCGGTTTCCTCGAAACGCCCTGCGACCCAATCCCCAGTTTTGCGGTAAACGGTGAAGGGTTTAGGTTGCCTGAGTTTACAGCTATTAATCACTCTGCTGACATTAAGCATATAATCACTTCTCCCGAACGACGAAGGTTACTGCCTTACGTAATTCTCCTGTATCAATCATAGGCCTTGTCATTCCTTCCAATCCTGAGATATCCGACAGACTTCCGCCCTCGTCAACGTGCCTCACTATATCCTTTGCGATAGATGAATTCATTTTTCTGAGTTTCTGAAGAACTGTATAGGGAGCATTAGGAGGCCAACCATTCTTCGGATTCGCAAACCAATCTCGTACGGCGTTCTGTGCCTGCATACCTGCACCAACCAGACCCTTGCTCATAGCTTCGTTATCTCCGTCGAGCGCAGCTGTGGCAACCTTTCTTAGTTCTACGGAGATCATTTCCGAGTTTTCAGAATCCTCAATCGCAGGCTCAACAAACGGCCTTGCGGGAATACCCTTTAATGGCGATCCTTTGGTATGAATAAAAGCAAGTTCAGCGTTTGTAATCTTGCCACCTTCACGAGATCCGTTTTCCTCGGGTATACCGACTAGAACATCGATCTTGGAAAGACTTTTTAGGGATTCAAGGAGTTTTTTAGTTCGGTCTTGAGATACGCTGACACCTACGTTTCCTCTGATCATCGAACCATCATCCCGCCTTTGCCGACCATCTTTCCAATTGTCGCGAACTGCTGACCATACACAGTCAGATTAAACGCCGCCCATCCGCTCAATGATGCAGCAATAGTGCTGTAGTCTGTTCCTACCGATACCCCATCGACTGACTCGGAGGTAGTTAAACCTTGAGCCTTACCAGCTTCGAGAACTTGGGCGGCAGAGCTTCCAGGATTTGCAGTGCCTTGCAAATATAAAGTAGCAAAATGGGCTACAAAGAAGCCCATGCAAAGAGCCCAGTAACTTTGGTAACGGGCTTGCTTAACACAAGCGTGAGCTAAGTCGATATACATCTGCAGGATAATTTCAGGAACCAAGTAATTTCCGTCTGAGTCAGGACCGTATTGAGGGTACATAGCGATAAAATCACTTAAGATATAGGCTGGATTTGTTCCAGAAAGAACGTTAGACGCGATGGTCGTAACTTTATCGACCTCCGCATCTACATTTTGTCCATAGGGACTAACCGTTCCGTATATACTCATATGCCCACCTACTTAGAGGGCTTGACTGTTTTGGTATCCGTTGGAGCTTGATCTGTTGCTACCGTTGCGGCTGGGCTTGCAGAATCTGTAGGCGCTCCCTGTTCTTCGGCGCTACCGCCGTTAACATTCGATTTAAGAAGGTCACGCTGTTCTTCCAGACTCTTAATTTCATCCTTAAGAGCCGCCAGTTTTTCTTGAGCTTTTAATACCTCTTCGCTATCCGCTGAAGAGGTGAAGGCCTTCAAAGAACCATCATTTTGCGCCGCTTTAAAGAAATCTGTCTGTCCCACCCAATCCGGAAGCTCATTAAAACCTATCTTTGTTCGAACCGTGACTAATATGCCATTACGGTCTAACTCACCACGATCAAATGCTAAAACTTTATCGGCAAGAACTTTAATGCTCATAAATAATCCTCCCTAAAATTAAACCGCCAAGGGTTTTAACCTTGACGGTCTCGTTTACCTTAAATTCCATCAGAATATGCACAGCATTGATAATACAGGAATTTAGCCTGTGAAAACTGTGACGCAAAGATGGTTTCATACGATGCCGATGTGGTATTAGGTGCAGTCATGACACGGGATAGAGGGACAGTTAAGTCAACGTTAACCCTATTTTCAGCTTTGGCATAGGCGACCATACGCTGAGTTTCGCCTACGCCTGCACCTGTACACCATCGGCAGGGATAGATATTCAGCTCTCGTCCTTGCTTAGTGGCAATGTTATTTTTAAGCAAGTAACTCAAAATGCTTTCTGTCCCTGCAGAAGTAACTGGCGTATTAACGATATATGAGTAGTTGGGCCAGTCAATAAGAATCTGATTTGCCATACCGGAAAGATCATATTCAGACGCAGTTACAGTGGCAGTTAAGAGTTGATTGATGTCGTTCATAATCTCTGTAGGCGTTTTATCCACCCACGTGCGTTTAGTAGATGCTCCAACTGCAGCATTTGAGGCAACGATATTAGGGTTATTGACTAACCCATAGGTACCGGTTTTCGAGATTCCGATATAAGTATTGCGATCAATCATTTTAGAATGATTTAGCCGCAGACCATCATCTAAGATCTGCGACAGGCTACGTCCAACTTGTTGAAGTTTTAAGTCATCAAAAAGTGGTACTCGAAGAATTTCACTGAAGGTATGAACCTTGAATACGTCCTTGGAGACGTTGGCCTGAGAAACGGGAATATTCGTCGTTTCACTGCCGATAATTGAATCTTCATCAGATCCGGTTGTAGCATAATCCACAAATACATTGCTCGTAATTGAGGTCCATCCACCCCCAGGAATCATATCGATGTCACGTGGAGCCGTAAGGGAGGTTAATGGTTCGAGTAAGCGAGGGTCTTGCTTTTCGAGTTGCCCAGCAAGGAAGACTAAACCACTACTCGTTCCCGAGTCCATTCCAGGTCCATATACTGCCCCAGGGGCTTGCGGCATAACTACGCCGCGTCGACCAGACAACATAATTTGATCGACTGTACTTTTTAAAGTCTCATTCATTGTCTTATTTTCCCTCCTTACGCATTAACCTGATAGTTTAACGTGATTTCACAGATTCCCGAAGCGTCTTTCTTGCCAGTCGTCCACTTGGCATTTGTCACCTCAATAGCTGTTGCCCCCGCTCCCGCTGGGGTTGATGTTGCAACAAACGATCCAACAGGCGAGGTTGTACCTGCGACCGTTACGAGATAAACCTTTCCGTTAGCTGTCGGCGTACCCTCAGTACAAAATACCGTGGTCGTTCCGACTTGAAGGACGTCACAGGGGGAATTCGGCTCGAATGATCCGTTACCACCGACATTTGATCCATAGCCATATACCATGGACTGCTTTACTTCGCTTACCGCAATACCAGCAAGGTTAGCCATAGTTGCGGCAGATACACCTGCTCCCGATGCCCCGAAGAGAGAATAGGTATTATCAGCGTTTGTTACGACAGCCGCTCCAAAAGGAATAACGGGCTGAGTTTCGTTGCCGCTACCATCAAGGATAGATTTAACCATACGGCTGTTGATCTTAGTAAACGGATTGCGGGACACCTTGCCTGCATACCCTAGATTAAGGCTTGTTCCGATTGCTACTCCTGGCATAATTAGTTGCCCCCTCTCATGTTTTGGCCAGCTTCAGACCATTTTTTACAAGCTATTTCAGTCTGCTCTGCTACGGATTGTCGCTGCACTGTATAACTATCCATAGCCGCCTTTTTGTTCGCGGCTACAGTTCCTAAAATATTTCCATAACCATTTACCGCACGATAGGACCGAGCATCCTGAACGGTAGCCCTAAACTTCTTCGCGGCTTCAAGCCTGGTTTTTTCATCCGGAATTGCCATGATTATAGGTTTCATGTCCTGAACGAACTTCTTAAGAGCCGCGTCTGCAGCACCTTTTTTCTCGGGCTCGGGATCTTCGTCTTTAGTTTCCTCTTTCTTCTCAGATTCCTTTTTCTCCTCAGGGTCTTCATCCTTAGCTGGTTCCTTTTCAAGTTCCTCTTCCGTCGCATCCATAATGGATTCTGCGGTTTCTTTGTTATCTTCCGGCTTGGAGTCTTTAACTTCCGTCTTCAACGCTCGAACCTCAGAAATGAGTTGTTGAGCCCAAACAGGCATTTCATCTTTAGCCTCTTTTTTCTCGGGCTCCTGCTCTTTCTTTTCCTCAGGTTCGGTGTCTTTGACGGGTTCTTTCTTTTCCTCTTCTTCCTCGTTCAGTGCGTCCATTGCCTTTGCGATATCCTCTGGATCTGCATCTTGTGCAAAGTGCTTAAATCCAATGGCAGCCAACATTTTTTGTGTGATCTTCATCTTTTTCCCTCCTGTATTTGGTTTATTGGGTTTTGAATCATGAATTGCGACCTTTGGGCCTGCTCGACCATTTTGAACGACCGCCACATGATTTCCGATGATTTCACGTTGTTCATATACTCCTTCACCGATCTTATGCCAGGAGCAGTCGTAACCCGACGATACCTCACGCTTAAGCTTGTTTTGGATCTCTGATATTAAACCAGCATCCTTAACGTGTAAATCAGCAACTAAAAAATCGCCTTCTCGGCGAACATTTTGAGTATGCCCCCGCTCGATCATGGGGGCCGTATCGACATTAAGGTTTGCAGTGGGATGAGTGTTGGTAATGGGCTTACCCTCAAAACTTGCTATTGTGGCTTCACTAAATAGCTCCTCCGGTCTTCGATAAACCTTAAATATTTCTCCCGTTGGCTCATTAAATGCGGCGGGCAACTCTCTCCCAAGGTACTCCATGTAGCCAGTGCGCCCTATTGGGACATTTTCACACACTAGATAGCCCTCGGGGGTCATGACCATGTTTTCAGATATTTTATCGCCGTAATAGTTCATGCGGCACCTCCTTGTGAGTCGTGGGTGAGCGTGTCGGTGAAAGTTCTTGAATAAGGATCACCGCCTTTCTGTCTTTGAGGAATAAGAAAAACACCTCGGGTTGAGGTGTTACATAAGTAATTATTCATAACGTTTATGACACATTCAGTATGAATAATTTGTTGGGCATCAAGAGTTTCTACCCCAGAAGCCATGGTACGTAAAGGATTCATGACTTATGCGAATATGACACAACACGGAAGAGTTACATAACCTTAATCGCATTAACACACATCATACATATCTGCTCTGCGATTTTAACGGCGTTGTCAACCTTATCAGAATCAATTATGTGCTCAGAATTTAAGTTTTCTTCCTGAAGTTTTTCCAGTTCCTTTATTTGATTTTCCATAGTCGTCTTATAATCCATTAATTATTCCTCCTTATTACGCTATCTTCTCAAATTGACTCCTCGTCATCATCGTAATTGCCCCACCATAATAAACCTTCGCAGGCCACTTCACATGGTCCAAGTTCACCACGGGCTCCGGATAGCACCTGCAGTTATAAATATTCCCTGCGTGGTAGGGAGCCGGTGGATTCTTCGCGCCAATCAACCGTTCAGGAGAAGGTGGATCTGACCACTTAACCAAAACCCCCTCCATGTGCTTATGGCTATCTCTGACGTGCCCGTCTTCTGAGGTCCTCCATCGATACCAGTTAAGCCCCAGGTTTTCACATCGAGCTTGAGTTAGAGCTGTAGACGTCTTACTCGTTTCAGTCCGAGCAATTAACGCCGCTTTATTGCGAGTCATGCCGGGAAACTTACGAAGTATTTCATCCGCTATATCCTCAGATCTTCGTCCTTTGACCGACTCGTCGCTGATAAAGTTCGTTAGCTGTTTGGCGAGATCCAACGGCATCGACTTAATAATTTCAGCGTTTCTGTTAATCTGAGACGCTACTGATACCCCAACTGGACCCTGTAGTTCTCTTCTGAGAGCTTCATAGATCAAGCGACCATTCGAGCTTTCCCTTGCCGCCATTCTCCATGTCTTTTCGCTAGAGTTCAATAATCCAGTGACTACCTTCTGAGATATATTGTCTGCGAATTGGTGAAACACCATGTTGTGAAGCCATGACCGAATTGCTGCTGTAATCTCGAAGGGATCAGTTAATCCCTCGATCGACTCCAGCATACTCTCACCTAGCTTATCAAGAGAGCGCTGAAATTGACGTTCTAGGCGGCGTTTTGGGGACCATTGGTTGGTATCCATTAGTTTCACCCCAAAATAAAAAGCACCTACTCATTTTCCTGAGCAAGCGCTTTTTAATCTTCACGATGGTAAGGGCAATTCAAGCATATTTTTCTATATCTCTCGATTTCAGATTCATTATCTGCTAAATACCTTTTTGGGGCAAGACCTTCAGCAGCCATTGAAATCTCATAACACTCATACTCTTCAATTTGCCTTTGCCTCAAAGGACAATCAATCATCAACATGCTTCCTCACCACCTCTAATATATTCTTCGCATTTTCATCGAATTCTACGTTTTTAAACGAAGTCTTAATTTGATTGTTTTTAACGTCAACAAAGGTTGCTCCGTCTTTAGAATAAAAATTTTCGAACTTACCTTTCCATCTCGTAAGTGATATCTTTGCCTTCTTAATAAAGGTGATTGCCTCTTGCTTTGTAACCCCATGACTTCTTTCTTTGTTTATATGTTCCTCATCAAAGCTTAGATTTTCGGTATCAATAGGTTTAGGAGGATAGTTAACTTCACCCTTAATACCAATCGACTTTAGATCTTTTTTGATATTGTTAATTATACCACTTTTTTCATTTTCAGTATACTTCTCCGCCCTATCTTCATTTCCACCTCCACCACCACTTCCCCCAATTTCCCCATGTCTTCCTTCATGCCCGAAGTTCCCGCTTCCCTCTCCACCGTCATGGACCATTGTTCTGGTATCGTTTGCTTTTCCCCGTCCAAACAGAGAGGAGTCTTGTGATTCAAGTCCTCCTGACGCCCCAGCTAAACTCTCTCCCATATCAAACGAATCATTGGCCTTCTCGATATCCTCATCGGTAATGCTGGTAAACATATTCGTCGTATACGACAGTTCGTGAAGCTCCGTCAGGTACATTTTGTGGTTAATGCCGCCATCGTTAAATGTCTTGGATAGTGAATCAACCTTCTTCCCGACAATATCCGCCAGCTTGTCCTCAGTTGGCGTAGCAATTGGATTAAACTTCGTGTCTAGATCGTCCGGTATATATCCAAACTCGCTCATAAACATGACAGGCAGGAGCTTATTAAGCTTAGGCTTGAGGACGGTTGTTTGCTGCTGACCAACCATATCATAGTAATTCTGCATATCGCTCTCACCAGTGGCATTCATGCCTGCAGGCGAACGCCCGAAGAGCCTGGTAACAGGTATGTCAGCTGCTCCGGATACATCCATCATCTGAGACTCAAGTATGTCCTTAAGTCCTGTAAAGGTGTAATTAAGGGCTGACAAGGTTTCATCTTTACCTATAATCATCATGCCGTTATTAGACCTCATCTGATTCTGAGCCGACTTGATGTTATAGAAATTCGCTTGAGTCTGAGGATCTGTTGCCGCGAGTAATTGGTCCATTCCGTCAACCTGGTCAACTAAGAGGTTCGCCTGAAACACCAGCGAGGCAATATTCCATGAGGTAGAGTCCCGTTTGATTAATTCTTCAAAGACATGCTCCATTATCGATGATCCCCAGTTTATTTCTGTGACTTCCTCGTAGAAGGGAAGTTTCTTACCTGTAAACCTTATGACTCGGGAGTGATGAACTTTTGAAATTAACCGCTCCGTGGCATTGTCCTTAACCTCGTAGTATTTTGGCATTCCAAGTTCAGGATCCCGATGATCTGTAATTAACTCCAAGGAAGGGTAGATGCCCGACCATCGGTCAACAACCATGAGCCCACAAAATGAGTTAGGCATGATATCGTCATAATCGAGGGGTTCATCGAGCTTATCCTCGTGACCGTCTATGATCATAATTGCGCCTGCACCACCATAGAGGCGACCCCAATAGAGTCCTTCGAGAATTTTTTCCCTAACGAGTGTGCGCTGCTCTAGCTTAGCAATTCGATCCGTATCCTCTGGAGAGAGTTCAGCAGTTATAGACCAGCCGTTTTTCATCATATCCTCTGGGATAACGTTTACGATTTTATTACATATCCATGAGTTACGATAAAGGGAATTCAAAAGCATATAGTTCCTGGTTAAGCGCGTAAGAGGATATGTTGCTGCTGAGATAATATTTTCTGAAGTGCTGCCAAGTCGGGCGAGCTGGTTTTGGAAGGTATCGAAGGCGGTTCCTCGGATTGGACGTGGTTGAGGTGATGGTGCAAAGTTTGGTATATTTTGTTTTTTGTTTCGTTTACTCAAATTCATCACCTCCTAATAACCTTAACGATTGTTTTCGCAAAGTACCGAACATTGTCAAGCATGTGGTCAAACGCCTTCACGGGTTTCTCCTCCCCGCGCTCAGCAGCTTTTTCATCCCAAATATAACTAGCCCGTTCCTTAAGCAGGTTCGGGCATTTATTTCTGTTAACCTTCAGTTTTGCAAGGGCAAATAGTGAAGCAACAAGCCTTATTCCATCGAGAACATCGTTGTCCGCATCTTTTGTCCTGAGTCCCTTTTTCCTAAGCGTTACTTTAAAACTAGCAGCTGAAGGGTCAATAATAATCATTAAATATCTTTTGCCATCGATAAACTTCAGAAGGTCCTCGGCGTACTCGTCATCATCTTTCTGGCGGGTCTCTTTTTTGGAGTCGTAGTAATACTCGTTTTCGATGTAATAAAGGCCATCCTGCTCAATAATCTCCGACACAGCAAATGGGTTTATGGTCCCGTAGTCAATGGAGTAATATCGTTGATACCAAAGGTCGTAATTAGGTCCTTCACCATCGCTATAGGTATTAGCCTCGTCGGTAAACATATCGTAGATAGTACCCTCGGCAAGAACCCATAACCCTAAGATATAACGCTTAAAAAATATACCCGTATACATCCTGCGATAGCGCTCTCGAACTCGTTCACTGAGTGAAAGGTTATCGTCCATAGTAAAGTGCAGGTGAACAGCGTTTTTCTCTTCGAGTTTGTCGAGCCATTCAACCTTGAACCAATGATATGGACCCTCAGGGTTACAGTTAAACCAAAGCTTAGAACCTTCCACCGAACACCGAGCCGTGGCTTGATTGACGAACGATTCGGGCATTAGAGCAACTTCATCGAAAAACATTCCTGCAAGAGTAATCCCTTGTATAAGATCCTGCGAAGACTCGTCCTTACCGCCAAATACATAAAATTCATTACTCTTGCCCTTATAGCTAATCGTGAGATAGTTATCTGCACGATGGTCTTTGACCTTGTAGCCTCTGCCCTTGAGGATTAGCTTTAGTGGAGTGATTACATTACGTCTAAGAGATCCAATAGTTTTACCCGAGATCCCAAGGTTAACGCTGTCGAAGGTTTCCATCGCCCAAATGACATATGACAAGGACATGACTACGGTTTTTCCTGCGCGAACCGACCCATCGCAAATAATTGCATCTTTGTCCTTAACCGGTGAATTAGGCATCCACCAGGTGAGTACCTGGAGCTGCTTCTTGGAGAAGGGCTTAAACTTGAAGGCGGCTTCTTTATTCTTCATCGGCCCGATCCTCGCGGCTACTTAAAACGTCCTCGTTACTTTCCCAAGCCTCGTCGGTCCTGCTAACTAGGGCGTCCATAAATCCATCGTCCGGGGTTTCCTCCTCAGGATCACCCTTAATCTTAGCAATATCAGCCTTAAGCTTCTCGATCCTATATTTCTGCTCCTCATACTTAATTGCCCCAGGCAACATTTCATCGTAACGTGCAATAAGCCCCTCCAGGGTTTTGATCGCCCTAGATTGAGCCTGCAAGAAGTTTGCTTGTTTATCCCATGCGAATTGGATTTCGTATTCCTTTTCCCAGCCATCACTATGAAGGCCACTGCTCTCCTTCTCACGCTTAAGATATTCGGTCAAGTCATTTTGGTTTTTCACAAACATGATCTTCTGTGCCCGAGCTATCGCAGTATACTGAATGACTATGTTTTCCCAAAGGATATCGAGAGGAGACTTAATCTCAATGGAATTAACGATCGCCATTGTCTCTGGATCGTCAGGGAAGATACGAGAAAAGAAGCCGTGACGTTCGGCGTTTTTGTTCTCCGGCGGTGCAGATCCTCCTGAGTTTCCCTTGGCGTTCTTGTTACCCTTAGGAGCGCCACGTTTTTTAGTAACGTTACCTTTGATTTTAGTAACGTTACTTTTTAATTTCTGATCCCATTTATCTTCACTTTTCCATTTTCGAATTTGTGTATCTTTAACTTCGAGTTCGGATGCGATGTCTTTTAGTTTCTTTTGCCCATTGCTTTGTTTCCATATCTCGAAAGCCTTATCACGTTTGTCGCTTCTAGATCTAGCCATCCTACATCTTCACCCACCTCCGGAAGGTTTATG